AACGAAATCAAAAAAGAAAAAGAAACCATTTTAATAGATGACTTTTCAAACATCGAAATATTTACTGAAGACTACGACAAACAAAAAGACGAAATTCTTTCAATTTTAGAAAAAGAACGTCAAAAATTATCTTGGTACGAAAAACAAATAATTGATTTAACAACAGAATTTGGACAACGTGAACTTTCACGTCAAACGGGAATCCATATTCAAACAATACACAACACAACAAAAAAAATAAAAAACAAATTATGGCAAAGCGTAGAAAAAAAATCGAAGGAAATTTAGAAACATTTGAAGTAAAAAAACCACTTACAAAGAAACAAATTGAAGAACCAATTGAAGGACTTGGCGACGTAATTGAAAAATTTACAAAAGCAACTGGAATCAAAAAAGTAATTGGCGATTGTGAAGGGTGCGAACAAAGAAAATTCTTGTTGAATAGAATATTTCCATTCAAGCGAGTAAACAAAACAATGACAGACGAACACAAAGCACAATTTGAAGTGTTCTTGTCTGAATGCGGAAATCGTGTTTTAGAAAATCGTATTACAGACATCACAAATCACGTTCCGTTTTTAAATGAATTGTACAAAGAATATTTCGGAATCACAATCGAAGTGTGCGAATCGTGTTCAAACATTCACAAAGCAATCATTCGTGATTTGAATAAATTATTTCAAAATTCGTAAAAATATAATTATATTTAATTTATGTTACAAGAAGAACAAGAAATTCAAAGCGGAAAAGGTATAAAAGGATTCCAAAAAGGACACAAAGGTTTCAAGCCAAAAGGTGTTACACACGCAATGACAATTGAAGCAAGGGAACTTTTTATCTTGACACTTGAATCGCAAGTTCCAAACATACAACAAGCATTCGCTGAAGTACTTGAAAAAGATCCAGCCAGATATTTGGATTTGTTTTCGAAGTATGCACAATATTTCATTCCTAAAAAAGTTGAATCTGAAGTGAACTTCAATATTGAAAAACCAATCTTTAAACAATTAGAACTCGATGTCATTTCAAACGACGACAGCACAAAGTAAAATTGCCAGATTAAGAAAACGGATTCGAATCGTTCAAGGCGGAACTTCGTCTTCGAAAACTTTTTCGATTATACCTTTGTTGATTTCGTATGCGATTGAAAATTCAATGTCGGAAATTTCAATCGTGTCGGAATCAATTCCACATTTAAAACGTGGTGCAATAAAAGACTTTCAAAAGATTATGATTCTTTGCGATTTGTACAAAGATTCGCAATTCAATAAGTCAGATTTAAAGTATCGTTTCAAGAATGGTTCTTACATTGAATTTTTTAGTGTGGATCAACCAGACAAATTGCGAGGTGCAAGACGTGATATTCTATTTGTAAACGAATGCAACAACATCGACTTTGAATCATACCAACAATTGTCAGTTCGTACAAAGAAATTTATTTATTTAGATTACAATCCAACAAACGAATTTTGGGTGCATACTGAATTAATGAATGACATCGATACAGACTTCGTTGTTTTGACTTACAAGGACAATGAAGCACTTGACAAAGCAATTGTCAAAGAAATTGAAAAGGCACGGGAAAAAGCAAAGACGTCATCGTATTGGGAAAACTGGTGGAAAGTTTACGGACTTGGACAACTTGGTTCGTTAGAAGGTGTCATCTTTAATAATTGGCAAATCATTGACAACATTCCAACTGAAGCAACTTTACTTGGGTTCGGTCTTGACTTTGGTTTCTCAAACGATCCATCGTCTTTGATTGCGGTGTTTCAATGGAACGATAAAATCATTTGCGATGAACGAATCTATGCAACTGGTTTACTCAATACAGACATTATTCGATTAATGAATCAGGACAAGCGACTTCCTATTTGGGCGGATTCAGCAGAACCAAAATCGATTGAAGAAATTCGACGTGCTGGTTTCAATATCAAGTCAGTTGAAAAAGGAAAAGATTCAATCGTGTACGGAATTAGCGTATTGCAAGACAAAGACATTCTTATAACAAAGTCAAGTGTCAATCTTATAAAAGAATTACGTTCATATTCTTGGGACACTGACAAAGCCGGAAAGAAATTGAACAAACCAATTGACGATTTCAACCACGCAATTGACGCTTTGAGATATTTCGCAATGATGCACTTCAAGAATAGTAATAGAAAATTTAAAATAACGTAAACGGAACACCTCTCGGCTTTTAATGAAGTGCACCAGTCCGTTTTTTATATAGGTTAAATCGAAAGCCAAAACGATAAGAACAACAAAATCGCTCGAAGTACAAGGGCGATTTTTTTTTGTGTATGACGCAAAGACGATGACGCAAGACAAAAATCCCTTATTAACCATTTACTATAAGAACTTTTTTGATGCCCTCACGAAAAAGTTGAAATTTTGCGTCTTTGCGTCTAATTGAATTTAACTTATTTTGAAGAAGTCAATAATACCAACGTTTGACAAAGATAAATAATATAAAAACAATTAGACGATGACGTTTTATTTGCGTCTGTTATCAACAATTTGCGTCTTTTATTAACACGTTTGCGTCTTTTTTTTATACTATTTTAAAGATTTGGTCGAATAATCAATAAAATAATAAGTAATAGTATAAAGATATAATGCTTATTTAGAATCATTCTAAATAAAGAATTGATTAAATTCAAATTTTAGAACAAAACATTTCAAAACAATATTGGTTTTATTTGTTATATTAATATGAGAATCACTATACCAACACAATTAAGCGAAATCACCTTGAATCAATATTTAAGGTTTTCGAAAACGTTGCAAGACAATCCAGATGACGAAACATTCGTTGCGATTCAGATGGTGTCAATATTTTGCAATTTGAACATTGAACAAGTTATGCAAATACCAGTGTATGACTTTGAAGAAATTATTGAACAATTGTCAAAAGTGTTGCAAGACAAACCGACACTTGTCAGACAATTCAAATTGAATGGTGTGAAATACGGATTCGTTCCAAACTTCGACGAAGAATCAATCGGAACGTTTTCATATATTGACACGTTAATTGGAAACGAAGACAACTGGACAAAGTTAATGTCGGCAATGTACAGACCAATAACAAAGTCGTTTGGTAATATGTACGAAATTGAAAAGTTTCAAGGCGACAAGTTCGCTGAAGAATTTGCCAATATAAAAATGGATTGCGTAATCGGTTCGCTGGTTTTTTTTTGGAGTTTAAAAATAGAATTATTGAACAATATTCTCGACTATTCAACAAAGATTCTAACGACGACGGACAATTTGGAAGTGGCGGATCTTTTCAAGAAGTCTGGGGTTGGTACCATTCAATTGTCAAAATTGCAAGAGGAAATATATTTGACATTGAACGAGCAGAATCAACAAACATCCATAATGCGCTTACCTTCCTTTTGTATTTAAAAGAATCGGAAATTGAAGAAGCAAAAAGAATAAAATCAAATTTTGAAAAATGAAAGAATTTTACGACGTAGTCGCTTACTTAAAACAATTGCTTGAATCAAATCCTTTGGTCCATACAATTACACACGGAACACCAGACTTAATCGATATTGATAAAAAAAATATCTATCCATTGGCGCACTTAAACGTCGTTTCTTCAAACGTTCAACCTGGTGTGGTTGTGTTTAGTTTTGAGGTTACAATATTAGACATTCGAAACGTTTCAAAAGTTCAAGTGCAAGACAAGTTTCTTGGCAATGACAACGAACTTGACAATCTTAATACGTGCCACGCAATTTTGAATTATGTAGTTACAAAAATGAAATTGCAAAACAACGATTTTGATATTGAACTATTGAACGAACCACAATTCGAACCGATGCTTTTAAAATTTTCAAATCAACTTGACGGCTGGCGCACGACTTTAGATTTGGCGATTGCTAACAATGTTTTTGTTTGTTAAAAAGATGGAACAAAAAGAAGTCAAAAAAACGTTTGAAGAATTTGGAAATTACGTAATTGAAAAAGCGAAATCGAATTTAAAAAAAGACGGAAAAAATGCGTCTGGCAAATTATATGATTCGTTAGATTTTGAATTTAAACAAAATCAAAATTCAATTGAATTTGATTTCTTTGCTGAAGACTATTGGAAATTTGTTGACAAAGGTGTCAAAGGAAAAACGAGTTCGGCAAAGGCGCCAAATTCACCATATCAATTTGGAAGTGGAACGGGAAAAAAAGGCGGACTTCGTGCATCGATTGACAAGTGGGTAATTCGAAAAGGATTGACAAATACAAGAAACGAAAAAGGTCAATTCATAAATCGTAAACAAATGGTGTCAATGATTTCGTCAGCGATTTACAATCGAGGTTTGGAAACAACTGAATTTTTTAGCAAACCATTTGAAGAAGCGTTTAAAACATTACCAGATGAAATTCTTGAAGCATACGGACAAGACTTAAATAAATTTTTAATAAAAGAATTAGAATAATGAAAAAAATATTTGTGCGTTCACCTTACACAATAGCAATTAATGAAGTTGGACAAATTGGATCAAAAGTTGAATTGTTTATTTGGAACGCAAATATTTCCGAACCAACAACACCGACATACACAATGTCGAAAAAAATTGTTTCAGAAACGCAAACAGAAAACGTTTACAATATTTCAAACAAATGCGTTGAATTTATAAACGAAAAGAATCCGATTTATACTTCAATTGTAGCAACTGAATCTTTTAAAAACTGGTGCTTTGCAAAAGTAAAAAGATACAAAGAAACTTCGTCAAATGTTTTTGTTTTAATTGACGAAGAAACATTCATTTGTTTTGATGGTTACACTTCATTTTTGGCTGGTGCAAATCAAGATGAAACAACAGACAATGTTCCATTATTCAATACAGATATTAAAATTTATAAACAAGAAGGCACAACTGAATATGTAAATGTTTGGCTTGATGAAAGTGAAAACTGGTATTTTGAAGACGCAACAGAAACTTTGATTCAAATTGAAAGTGTTGGTTCACTTTACAAAATACCTTATTCAGTAAATGGAACTTATAAAATTTTAAAATTGGGTACTACTTTAAGGGAAAAATTCAGATTTAAAGTTGAATCTATTTGCGAGGCGAAATATACACCGATTGTTTGTTCGTTTATTAATCGGTTTGGCGGTTGGTCGTTCTTGACATTTTTCAAAGCACACCAAAAATCAATCGAAGTTAAATCTTCGACATTTAATTTGATGCCAGAATCTTGGAACTACGACACATTTATTGGTTCAAACAAACAATTCAATTTCAACGGAACAAGAAAAATCACTTGCAACACTGGTTGGGTTGATGAAAATTATTCTGAATTGATTCAAGACTTACTTGTTTCGCAAGTCATATTGCTTGACGACATTCCAGTTGTTTGTAAATCAACTTCGAATGAAGAAAAAACTCAATTGAAAGATAAGAATATTAATTACACAATAAATTTTGAATACAATTTCAATCTTTTAAACGACGTGATTTAATGGAAGTAAAACTTTTTATATATCAAGACGCAACAATTTACAATCAAATCGGAATCACTGCCGATAGTACGTTGATTACTGCCGATAGTACGTTGATTACTGCGGATCGAACATTCGAATTGGTTCCGTCTGTTTCAAGAATTGCAATTCCTATTGACTTATTTAATGACGAAGTAATTACTTTAAATTCAAGCATACAAAATATAAATGATTTAAGTCGAGTATTTACCGATTATTCGCAATCATTTACAATTCCAGCGTCTAAAAAGAACAATGAAACTTTTCGTCATTGGTACGAAAACGAAGTTGACAACGGATTCAATCAATTAATTCGTTATGATGGTTTTATTGAAATTGACAACGAAATCTTTCGTGTTGGAAAGTGGCAATTGGAAAGTGCTTCAATAAAACAAAACAAAATTGAAAACTATAAACTTACTTTTTATGGTGTTCTAACTTCGTTGACTGACAAATTCCGTGAAGACAAATTGAAAGATTTGGAAACATTAAACGATTATACAATTGAATATTCTGGATCAAACGTTGAAACAAATATTGAAACAACAAACAACGATGACGTTTCATTTCCTTTGATTAGTTCAAGCAAAGTTTGGCAATATGGCGGTGGCGGTTCTACATTATTAAACTGGGACATTTCAAACAACGCAACGCCTATGTCATACACGGAATTGTTTCCAGCAATTAAAATCGCAAGAATATTTGATGCAATCGAATCGAAATACAACGTTTCATTTCAAGGTAATTTCTTGACGCAATCAAGATTCACCGAAGCGTTTTTGTGGCTAAAAAACAAAGAATCATTTGTTCCGTCTTCAGCACCAGTTCGTGTTGATATTTCAACAATTGTTTCAACACCATTTGATACAAGTGTTCAAATTTCATTTGACACATTAAACAATACTTATGAAGTTCTTCAAGAATTTGGAACAATTGTATTTCAAGCGGGATTGTCAGTCAGTTCAACCTGGATTGTTTCTGTTTTTAAAAACAATCAATTTTATACAAATCAAAGTGGAACGGGAAACTTTATAAGTGTAAACTTACCAAATGAAGTTGGAACTTTTTATTTGACAATTCAAACAAGTTCTTCTTGTACTTATAATTCTGACATTATAGGACATTATCAAGAATGGAACGATCCTTTTGGTTACTTTGAATGGATTGATTATCAAATAATTGGTGGCGGAAGTGGAACAACAAATTCACAACTTGATTTGACGCAATACGTTCCAGATATGAAGGTATCGGATTTCGTTTCAGCGATTTTGAAAATGTTTAATTTGACGGCTTTTTCTGAAAACGAATCAGTTTACACTTTGGAACAACTTGAAAATTGGTATTATCAAGGTCAAATAAAAAACTTGACACAATACACAATTACAGATTTGGAATTTGAAAGAATAAAACCATATAAGAAAATCAATTTCGAATATGAAAAATCTGAAAGTTTTATGAATCGTGCATTCTTTGACAATGTTGCAAGGGAATATGGTAATTTGAGTTATACATTTAACACTGACGGAAACGATTATACAATAAAACTTCCGTTTGAAAATTTACTATTTAATAAATTTAACGATATAAATTTACAAGTAGGCTATTCAATAAATAAAACGTTTCAAACGTACATACCAAAACCAGTAATTTTGTATAAACTTGGAAACGTTGCAAGTGGTGATTTTAAATTCAATAACGGAACAACAACAAGCACGATTGCAAATTATAATGTTTTCGGTCAAGACACAAATTATCAAAATACAAAACAGACTTTGAATTGGGGAATTGAAATAAGTTCGTATTATTTGAACACAATTACAAACACTTTATTTCAAAATTATTATTTCAATTATTTAAGCAATTTATATTCACTTAAATCAAGAATGGTAAAAGTTTCAATGCGACTTCCTTATTCTGAATTATTGAATTTAAAATTGAACGACCGAATCGTTATTCGTGATAAAAGATATATTATAAATCAATTCACGACAAATTTAAAAACGTTTGAAGTACAAATGGAATTGATTCAAGATTTTAGAAATATTCTTTTCAATAATTCAGTTGGAAGAATAATTGATTCATCGGCTCAAACTTTAAGATTTGACACAACATCAAACGAACCTTTGACGTGGACAATTCAACAAGATTTAAACGGACAAATAATTTCAATAAATGATTTTGATTCTTACGTTGAAGTAGAAACAAAAGCAAATTTCACTGGTTCAGATTTATTTTATAGTATAATTTCAAACAACAATGACATAATCGTAATTACACAAAATGGATAATTTACAACAATTACTGAAATTGGCACAAGATTTTGAACAAAACGAAATCATTGCAAGTGCAAAAGGGAAATATCAATTTCCAAAAACATTAAAAGAAATAATTAAAAAAGCAAGACAATGGCAATTGAAAAAGTAATTGACGTAAAGATTCAAAGCGAACAAGCCGAAGGGGCGGTCAAATCTTTAAAGCAACAATTTCGTGAGGCACAAAACGAAGTAAATGAATTGAGCGCAAAATTTGGTGCGACATCACAAGAAGCGGTAAATGCCGCAAAAAAAGCGTCTGAATTAAAAGACGCAATCGGTGATGCCAAATCTTTGACAGACGCATTCAATCCAGATGCAAAGTTTAAATCTTTGACGTCTTCATTGTCTGGTGTTGCTGGTGGATTTTCAGCGGTTCAAGGTGCAATGGGGCTTGTTGGCGCTCAATCTGAAGACGTTGAAAAAACACTTTTAAAAGTTCAAAGCGCAATGGCATTATCAACTGGGTTGCAACAACTTGGTGAAAGTGCCGACGCATTCAAACAATTGAAAGCGGTTGCAATAAATGCTTTCAACGGAATCAAAGCCGCAATCGGTTCGACTGGTATTGGTTTACTTGTCATCGCATTAGGTGCTATTTACACATATTGGGATGACATCAAAGAAGCGGTTTCTGGTGTGTCTGAAGAACAAAAACAATTGAACGCATTAAGTCAAAAAAATCTTGATTCTGAAAAAGGAAAACTTGACGCAATCGGAAGTCAAGACAATGTTTTGAAATTGCAAGGAAAATCTGAAAAACAGATTTTGCAAATGAAAATTGCACAAACAGACCAAACAATTAAGGCTGGTGAAATCAATATTCAAAATCAAATTGTTTCAAACAAATTAGCACTTGAAGCCGAAAAAAGAAATTACAAATTATTGAAATCTTATCTTGATGCAATTTCAACGCCTTTGAATTTTCTTTACAAAGCGGGTGCAAAAGCCGTCAATGCAATAATTGATTTAATTAACGAAATTCCAGGTGTTGAAATTGAGGCAAAACTTGATGAAAATCTTGTTGAAAAATCCGCTGACTGGTTGGCGAAACTTGCATTCGATCCAAAGAAAACTGAAGAAGACGGAAAAAAACAAGTTGAAGAACAGCAAAAATATTTGGCTAAATTAAAAAATGACAAAGCTGGTTTGCAATTACAAATAAACGGAATTGACAAAAAAGCATCTGAAGATTCACAAAAAAGACAAGAAGAAAAAAACAAAAAAGACGACGAAGCACGTCAAAAAGAAAAAGACGAACTTCAAAAACAAAAAGACGCATTAAAATCTATTGAAGAAAAAGCGTCAAAAGAACTTGAAGACTTAAAAGCGAAAACGGATCGTGAAAAATTAGAGTTACAAAAGAAACGTGATTTGGAAGAACTTGACAATATTAAATTGTCGGAAGAAGAAAAAGCAAAAGCACGTTTTGACATTTTAGAAAAGTACAGAATCAAAGGCGAAGAACTTGACGCAATTGAAGCGGAAAAGAAAACGACAAAAGAAATTGAAGACAAGCAAAAAGAATTAGAAGACCAGACACTTACTTTTGAAGAACGTCGTGCAATTCTTGACGAACAAAACGCAATCATAACTGAAGGCGATTTTAAGACTGAAGAAGAACGAACAAAAGCAAAAGATGCGAATGTCAAAGCAAGAATTGAACTTGACAAATTAGAAGGAAAAGCAAAGATTGACGCACTTGACGCCGTTTCTCAAACTTTGAATGGTGCATCTGAATTACTTGGAAAAGAAACTGCGGCTGGAAAAGCAATGTCCGTTGCAAGTGCAACAATTTCAACATTCTTATCGGCACAAAAAGCGTATGATGCGACAATTGGAATTCCTTATGTCGGTCCGTTTCTTGCACCTGTGAACGCTGGACTTGCAATTGCATCTGGTATAAAAAACGTTAAGTCAATTTTATCTGTAAAAGTTCCAGGCGGTGGCGGTGGTGCTTCAGCGCCTTCGATTTCATCAAGTGCAACGGCTGGAGTTACTTCAGCGCCGAATTTTAATGTTGTCGGAAACGCTGGAACAAATCAATTGGCGTCAAGTTTAGGCAACGCAATGCAACAAAATCCAATACAAGCGTATGTTGTTTCTGGTGCGGTTACAACTGCTCAATCGTTAGACAGAAACATCATTTCAAATGCATCACTTGGATAAAAGTTTATAACAAAATAACAAATTTTAATTATTATTATATGGAAACATTCGAAGTAATTTTCAACGAAGGACAGACAGACGGAGTTTTTGGCATTTCATTGGTAGAAACACCAGCGATTGAATCAAACTTCATTGCATTGAGTAAACAAAAGCAAATTAAATTATCAACTATTGACAATGAAAAAAGACTTTTACTTGGTGCGGTTTTAGTTCCAGATTTGGAAATATACAGAAATCAAAATGGACACGAATTTTTTATAAAGTTTTCAAAAGAAACGATTCGCAAATCGATGGAAAACTTTTTCAAAATGTCGTATCAACAAAATTCATCATTAGAACACGACAAAGAAATAAAAGACGTGACATTTGTTGAATCTTGGATAAAAGAAGACGATGTTCACGACAAGTCAGTTCAATACGGAATGAACGAACCGATTGGAACTTGGTATGCAACAATGAAAGTTGACAACGATGTCATTTGGAATGACTATGTAAAGACTGGACAAGTGAAAGGATTTTCAATTGATGGAATGTTCGATTTGGAAAAAATCAATTTAACACAAACAAATATGAATTTAACTGAACAAATTACAAATGCAATCAAATCTGGATTTGATGCGGTTTTGAACAAGACTGAAAAAGTCGAAATCAAAATGGCTCAAATCAAATTGGTTGATGGTGTTACAATTTTAGAGGCTGAATCTTTTGAACCAGGTCAAGCGGTTTTTATCGTTGCTGAAAATGGGGATTTAATTCCAGCGCCAATTGGTGAACACGAACTTGAAGACAACACAATTCTTGTAATTGTTGAAGAAGGCATCATTGCTGAAATCAAAGTGAAAGAAGAAGTTGAAACTGAAGACGAAGTTGTTGTTGAAGAAGAAGTTGAAATGTCTGACGACGCAACTGAAAAATTGACAAACTTAATCAAAGAAATGATGATGCAATTTTCAAAACAAGTTGGAACGGAAATTGAAACAATCAAAACTGAATTAACAAAACAAATCGAAGAAATTAAACTTTCAAAAGAAGTTAAGCCTTCAGTAAAATTCACACCAGAAACAACGCAAGTTGTTGAAGTGAATTTAACAAAAAAACAAAGAATTTTAAAAAACGTTAAAAATTTAAACAACTAAAAAATGGCTACAACAACAACAGTAACATCAAATTACAATGGAAAAGCGGCTGGTGCAATTATCGGTCAAGCATTCAAAGAAATTGACACAATTTCAAAAAACATTGTTACAATCGCTGAAGACGTAAACTTCAAATTAGCATTAAGAAAAATTCAGTACACTAACGGAACGACTGCATATTCTTGCGGATTCACACCATCGGGTGCAATGGTTTTAAACGAAAACACTTTAGAGCCTAAAAAATTCAAAAATGATTTAGACGTTTGCAAGGAAGATTTCCGTGCAACTTGGTCTGACGGAATTATGGGTGCAAACGCATCAAATCCAAACGCACCAGCTGACCTAATGGAAGCAATTCAAATGGAAGTTTTAGGCGCTATGGCTGAAAAATTAGAAACTGACATTTGGCAAGGTTCTGACGCAAACGCTGACGAATTTGACGGATTCATCACATTATGGGCGGCTGACGATGACATTATCAAAGGTGGTAACGGATTGACAAATCCAAGTGCGGTTGTATCTGAATCAAACGTTTTAGATTCTTATTTAAAACCAGCATTGAATGCGGTTCCTTACGCATTAAGACGTAAAGAATTAGTTGTTGCGGTTTCACCAGACGTTGCTCAAATGTATGCTTTCAAATTAGCAACTGCAGGTGTAACTAACGGATTAGGAAATACAGATTTTGCATTATCAATTGGTCGTTATGCAATCGAGGTTGTAAACGGATTACCAGACAACACGGTTGCTGTTTTCGAAAGAAAAAATCTTGTTTTCGGAACTGGTTTACTTGCTGACTACAACACATTTACTTTAGTAGATGAAGACGAAATCGGTTTATTAACTGGAAAAGTTCGTGGGAAAGTTGTTTATGCGGCTGGAGTTGGATATTACAATCCAAGTGAAATCGTTTGGTTAACTTACGAAGACTAATTCACAAAAAATAAAAACCGACATTTGAAAAAGTGTCGGTTTATTAACTAATTTTAAATAAAAAATATATGTCTTGTTTAGTTTCAAAAGGAAAATTGCTTAATTGCAAGGATCAAAAAGGCGGAATCAAATCAATTTATTTCGCAAACGGAACTGCTGAAGATTTTGCATTCGTAATTGCATCGCATCAAGTTACATCATTGGGAACTTTAGACGAAGTTTTCAAATATGAAGTAAAAGCAACAACAAACACATTGACTGAAACTGGAACTTCTTCGGAAGACAACGGAACATTCTTTGTTGCTCAAGCGTTGGCGGTTACATTGCCAAAATTGTCAGCGGATTTACAAGCACAAGCACAATTGATTTGTGCTGGAAGACCAAGCGTTTTTGTTGAAGACTACAACGGAAACATTGTTCTTGTAGGTGCTTTAAATGGTACTATGTCTAATATGACAAAAGTAACGGGCGGAGCCTCTGGCGACTTGTCTGGCTTTACTTTAGCAATCAACGCTGAAGAAAAAGACAATTCACCATTCTTGGATTCAGCAATGAAAACTGCATTAAAATTATTAGTATCTGACGTGGTGGTTTCATAAAAATCGGATTTTAATTGTTGAAAAACGCATTGCATTCATTTGTAATGCGTTTTTTTGTGTTACAAAAGCAAATTAAATTGTTCTTTTATTATGGTAGTATTCAATCCAACAGACGAAATTCATTCATTGCGTTGCATTCCGAGAAATCATTCGGAAATTGTATTGCTAAAATTACGCAATGAATTAAAAGATACAACAGAAACATTCGAAATCGAAACAATTCAGTACAATTCTTATATGATTTTGGAATTTGTGAAGACATTTGTTGAGGGCGAAAGTTCAGAAATCGAAATATTTGATTCAATTACTGACGAATTATTGTATCGTGGTAAATCTTATGCAACATCGCAAACAGATTTAGAAAATTACAAACTAACAAAAGGAGTTTTAAAAGTATAAAATGGAAAATAATTTACAAATATTTCAATTAGCAAACTACAATCGACCAGAAATCAAAGAAGTTTCTGGTAAAAAGTGGGTTTTAAATGGCGATAAAAATCAATTTTATTATGATATTATTGACGCTTACAACGGATCGCCTACAAATTCAGCAATAATTGATTCATATTCGCAATTCATTTACGGAAAAGGATTGACATCAAAAGACAAAGTTTCAAAAGCATCGAATTGGGCGTACGTTATGTCAACACTTTCAAAGTCAGACTTGCGAAAAGTTTGTAAAGATTTTGAAATGTTTGGTGAAGCGTCTTTGGAATTGAAATATATTGACAATAAATTGCAAAAAATATATCATATTGCAAAACAATGTATTGCACCAGAAATCGCAAACGAAGACGGCGAAATTAGTGGATATTATTTTTCGTATGATTTTAGAAATGTAAACAAATATAAACCAACACGAATCGATGCGTTCGGATATGGTGAACCGACAAAAGGTGAAAGAAGTGAAATTTTTATTATTTCAGATTACCAAGTCGGACAATTTTATTATAAAAATCCTTCATATATTTCGGGACTTCCATATTCAATGATGGAGTCAGAAATTGCTTCTTACTGCATAAATCATATTCAAAACGGATTGTCATTCGGACACGTTATAAATATGAATACTGGAGTTCAATTGTCTGAAGAAGAAATTCAACAAAATACGCAACAAATCAAAAATCATTTGACTGGTTCGGGAAATGCTGGAAAATTCTTTTTAAATTGGAACGACAATAAAGATTCAGAAATTACAATCACACCGCTTGAAGTTAGCGACGCACACCAACAATATCAATTTTTAAGTAGTGAATCACGTCAACAAATTATGACATCACACAAATTGACGTCTGGTTTAATTGTTGGAGTTGGTGCATCAAGTGGATTTTCTTCAAATGCTGACGAATTAGAAGTTGCATTTCAAGAATTAATGATAAATGTAATTCGACCAAAACAAGAAATTGTTCTTGATAATTTAATGGAAATTTATGCAAGTCAAAACGTTTCAATTGATTTGTCATTTATTTCATTACGAGCATCTGACATTGTTTCACAAGATAATGTTCAATCGGTTGCAACTGACGTAATAGATTCAAAAGTTTCATACAATGGCGCTCAAATTTCAAGTGCAATTGACATCATTGCAAAAGTAGGTGAAGGAATTTTGACACAAGAACAAGCAATTGTTTTCTTGGTTCAATTTTTATCGTTACCAGCGGAAGTTGCACAAGCAATGTTCACAAGTCAACAAATACCAATAACACAATTATCACAACAAATTTGTTGCTCAAAAGAAAAAACAAACGAAGACGAAGAAATTATTTTAAATCAAATCGCTGAAAGTTTGATTGAATTAGGCGAAGACGAAGACTTGGAAAATTACGAAGTAATTGACGAACGCAAACAAGATGAAATTCCACAAATTACGGAATTGACTTTAAAATTGGCAAGTGTTCCGACATCGTTTCCAAATGTAACAAGCGAACAAGACAATGACTTGTTTAAAATTCGCTATCAATACGCACCATTAAGAACAAGCGGAAATTCACGTGAATTTTGCAATAAAATGGTGAGTGCATCAAAAGTTTACAGAAAAGAAGACATTTTGTTTGCAAGTCAAAATCCAGCAATCAATCCAGGATTCGGGGCAAATGGTGCAGACACTTACAATTTATTTTTATACAAAGGCGGTGTAAATTGCTCACATTTTTGGACACGAAAAATTTACTTAAAAAGAAACAACAAATCAATTTCAGTAAATGAAGCAATAAGAATAATAAATGAATTAGAACCAAGCGAACGTGCTGGTGCAAGACTTGAAACAAATCCAATTGAGGTAGCGCAAGTTGCTGAATCGTCAAACAATTACTGGTCGTTAGATCCAGATTATAGAAAATAAGATGACAACAATACTTTTAAAAGAAAACGAACTGACAAAAAACACCCCTTTGGGTGGGAACATTGACGTTGATAAATACGTTTTAGCGATTGCAGACTTTCAACGCATTAGAGTTGAAGAAATTCTTGGCGAAACACTTTACAATAAAATTTGCGAAGACTTTGAAAACGACGATTTGGTTGATGAATATTTAACTTTGTACGAAAATTATTTAGTTCCTTATATTATTCACGGATCGGCAATGGAATATTTGCTTTTTGGTGCGTATCAAATAAATAATGGCGGAATCACAAAGCACAATCCAGCGGATTCAACTTCAGTTGACAAAGTTGAGGTTGATTATTTAGTGAATCAACAACGTTTAAAAATGGAAATGTACGAATCACGTTTGGAACGTTGGCTTTGTAAATTTCATTTACCAGAATATGTTTCAAATACAAACAATATTGTAAATCCAATTAAATCAAAGTTAGTTTGTGGAAAATGGTACTTACAAAATCCGTATTAATATGCGAAAAGTAGATAAAAGAACTGAAGAAAACATCAAAAAACTAAAACTATTTTTAAAAAATGCAAACACTATTAAACGGAGTAACCACAACAACAACGTCAGCGACAAAAACAATTAATGGATTGCATACAATTGTGTGCAAAGGATTGAAAGGTTACAAGCAATTTATAGATTTCTATATTAGTGTTGACAATGTGCATTTTGTACTTTATAAGACGGTGATTTTAGGTGATGAGGTTTTCAATTTCAACGTTGGTAATTGTCATATTTATTGTAAATTTGAAACGGAACTTGAAGACAACAATCCGATTTTTGTTCATATGACTTAATTGTTGAAATTAAAATAATAATAATAAATAATTAAAATATAAAAACCAATTATGGCAATTGAAAATATAAATGTTGGAACAAGTGCAAATGACGGAAATGGTGATCCAATTCGTGATGCTTTCATAAAATGCAACGACAACTTCGACGAACTTGAAACAACAAAAATAAGTGGAAGTGGTACAGATGACTATATTCCAAAATTCAACGGAACAGATGCTATTGAAAATAGTCAGATTTTTGACAATGGTACATTTATAGGAATAGGAACATCTTCTGGTGTTGGTAGTGATTTTTTTTCAATATTTTACAATAGTTCTACGGGAAGAAATCAAGCCATAAATATAAAAGATACAAATGCATCCGCTAATGGTTCAATATTTTCTGTTTACAGAAAATCAGATGACACTTATTTAGGTGCTATAAGTAGAAATGGGTCAAGTGATGCTTTGTTCGTTTATGGGAATGACCATTTAGCTTTAGGTAGTAGCGCAACTGAAAGAATGCGTATCACTTCAAGTGGAAACGTCGGTATTGGAACGACGAGTCCGACAACTGGTAATTTAGTTATTGCACCAACAACAGCATCCGCTAATGTTGAGGGTATTTCTGTTTTATTTCACCCAGACGGAAACATAACAAGAGAACGTATAAAAATTTGGATAAATAATTTTAACGGACAATTAGATTTAAAAGATAGTGGAGAAGTTAAAAAAGTTCAAATTAATTCAAACGGAAACTCTTATTTTAATGGCGGAAACGTTGGAATTGGAACGACGAATCCAAGTTCTTTGTTGCATATATCAAAAAATGGTGAGGCAACTTTAAGAATTTCAAATACTGCAACACCAACTGAAACTTATGTCGGTTCGGATGGTATAGGAAGTTATATTGCTGGAAGTTCAAATGTCGTTTTATATTCTGGTGGTTTTAACGAAAGAATGCGAATCACATCAAGTGGTAACGTTGGAATTGGAACGACAAATCCAGGCGATTTGCTTACATTGTTTAAATCTTCTTATCCAGTTATGCAAATTAGTAGTGGGATAGTTACTGGTAATATGGGAATTGATACATCAAGTAATTTTATGAGTTTTGGTACATCAACAAATCACGATGTGTCTTTTGCTACAAATAATACACCACGTATGCGTATCACTTCAAGTGGAAATGTAGGAATTGGAACTTCAACACCAGATGCAAGTGCAATACTTCATTTGCGTTCAAATTCAAAAGGCTTTTTGCCGCCTACAATGACAACTGGCGAAAGGGATTCAATAGGAAGTCCAGCAGACGGATTGATAATTTACAACACAGATACACAAACTATAAATGTTTTCACAAATAGTGGTGGTTGGAAATCTTTACTTTACATATAAATTAATAACTAAATAAATAAAAAAATGACAAATTACACTTGGATAATTTCAGCGATGGAATGCTTAAAAAAAGATAACGATTTAACAGACGTTATTATCACAATACATTGGCGATACAATGCAGAAAAAGACGGTTTCAGCGCTGAAACTTATGGTGTAACTTCAGTTCCTTTGCCAACTGGTGAAGAATTTACACCTTATGAAAAATTAACAAAAGACCAAGTTGTTGGCTGGTTAGTGTCTGAATTAGACGTTGATGCAATGAATGAAAATTTAAACGCACAAATTGAATTGTTAATCAATCCAATTAACGTAACTTTACAACCGCCATTTGAAAACTAATTAATTAATAAATAAATAAACTTTAAAATTATGGAAACCAAACAAGCAATTGAAATTTTAGTACAAGTCGCACATTTAGCACAAAAAGGCGGTTTATTAGCATTGAATGATGCTATTTATGTAGCACAAGCAATTGAAACATTAACACCAAAAGAAGAAGAAAAATCTGAATAAAAAATGAAATCTATTTTAAATTATATTCTTGTTTCTTTTTGTCTTTTTTTTGCACCAATAAAAGGACTTCTTATTGCGGTCGGTGTTGCAATTGCACTTGACACGATATTTGGTGTTTTCAAAGCAATTAGAATCAAAGAAGAAATCACGTCAAGACGAATGTCAAACATTGTATCAAAATTTGTTCTTTACGAAATGGCAATTTTACTATTGTTTGCAATGGACAAATTTTTGCTTGGCGAGTTCTTCAAGATATGGTTTGAGATAGATAATTTTTTTACAAAAGTAGTTGCAATAATTTTAATATTTATTGAAATGACTTCAATCAAAGAAAATTTTGAAGTTGCATTTAATGTCAATATTTGGAAACTTTTAAAAACCACAATTCAACGTGCTAAATACATCAAGAATGAAATTGAATAATGAAGGATATCAACTTATAACAAAACACGAAGGACTGGTTTTAAAGCCTTATTTGTGTCCAGCAAAAGTTCCGACAATTGGATATGGTAACACCTATTATGAAGACGGAAAACGTGTTACATTGTTAGACAAACCAATTACAAAAGAACGTGCGTTTGAAATGTTCAAAGAAATTGCTGACCGATTTGCAAAAGCCGTGTCGCAAAGCGTTGTTTCTGACTTAAATCAAAGACAATTCAATGCGTTGGTTTCTTTTGCTTACAATGTAGGTGTTGCAAACTTTAAAAAATCTACATTATTAAGAATAGTTAATGCAAATCCAAACGACAAACAAATTGAAAATGAATTTAGAAAATGGACAAAAGCAAATGGCAAAGTTTTATCTGGACTTGTCAAACGTCGTCAAGACGAATCGAACTATTATTTTTCAATATAGGGACATTATTTATATTATTGTGATACTTTTATTATTATTGTTTAGAAGTAGTCGCAAAACGCAAGAAAACGACATCATTCAAAGCGAAAAGAAAATTGATTCAATTGAAAAACAAATAATTCAGACGAAATCTAAAATTATAAAATATGAAGAAGTTAAAATTGATTTTGTTGATACTTTTCAGCATAACGACATCGAAGACTTTTTGTCAAAACGATACAATAATAAAAATACCAATTGATTATGCAAGAAATATTGTCAAAGAATTACTTCAGTTTGACACTTGCAAAGACCAGGTAAAAAAACAAAACGATTTAATTGCATTATTTGAGCAAAAACAATTTGAACAAAATAATATTATTGATAATCAAAGAAAATTATTGATTGACAAATACAGATTTTCGCAAAATGTTGGTGGTTCCTGGTTTATAAATACACCTTATTTGTTTACAAACTTAAATTTTGGTACTTCAAAAATCAATTTTTCACTTCAAATGAACGTACCATTTACAGAAAAACCGCACTTTGCAATTTTATTTTCTTATAATTTGTGGAAAACTAAATAAAAAGTTGTATATTTCGACAATTAAAATTCACTTATGGATTCAAAAATCTACTACAATGACATTGATTTTAGTTTAAATCACATTGATAATTTAAATTTAATTGTAAAAAAACACGATTTAAAATTGTCGAGTACTGAAAAAGACACTTTGCGTTTTTACATTCGAAGACAAATCAATTCAAAAGGTATTATTGAAGCGTGTCAAAACGTTGGAGTTGATCCAACAACTGCGCCAATGTTATGGTTGAAGACAAAAACGGAATCTGTTCGTGTTACAAACCCGTTATTTGAGAAACCCGAAGAAAAAGAATTTAAACAATTAGCCGATGCGTTGATTGAAGACTTGCAAAAATTCACACCTATATTTCCAGTATTTGAAAGGTCGTATATTAAAGACGGACATTGTCTTGTTTTAAGTCCAGCCGACATTCATATTGGAAAACTTTGCAACGAGTGGGAAACTGGCGAAAAATATAATCAAAATATTGCGGTTCAAAGAACTTTGGAAGGTGTCAAAGGAATCCTTGACAAAGCATCTGGTTTTAATATTGACAAAATTGTTTTTATTGGCGGAAATGATATTCTACACATTGACAATCCAAAACGAACAACGACAAGCGGAACACCGCAAGACACCGACGGAATGTGGTATGAAAATTTTATGATTGCCAAACAATTATACGTCGATGTTTTAAAAATGTTGATTCCAGTTGCAGACGTTCACTTTGTTTTCAATCCTTCGAATCACGATTACACAAACGGATTTTTCCTGGCTCAAGTTATTCAATCATATTTCAAAGATTGTATCAATATAACGTTTGACGTGTCAATTTCGCATCGTAAATATTACAAATATTACGACAATCTTATTGGTTCTACTCACGGCGACGGCGCAAAATTAGAAAATTTGCCTTTGCTTATGGCTTCAGAATCAAAAGACTGGACAAATTCAAAGCACCGATATATTTACACACACCACGTTCACCATAAAATTGCAAAAGATTTTATCGGTTGCACGATTGAAAGTCTTCGTTCACCAAGTGGAACCGATTCTTGGCACCATAGAAACGGGTATCAACACGCACCAAAAGCGATTGAGGGTTTTTTACACCATAAAAACTTCGGACAAATTGCCAGATTGACGCATATTTTTTAATTGTTCTTATTTAGAATCATTATAAATTAGCGTATTTTTTAATCTTTTTTTATAATTAATTTTGTATTAATAAAAAACGTCTTATATTTGTCAAAGAAATAACAACTAAAAAAATATATTATGTTATCAAAATCAATCGAAGAAAGAGCAATTATCTTAATACAAAACGGAGTTGAAGTATTAGAAGCGGTTAAATTAGCAATTATAGAAGAAAACAAATTTATTTCTGAAATGTTAGAGCAAACAACTGAAAGAAGTAAAAAAGCAAAATCTACAATTTGCAAAAATGTTTATGGTTTAATTAA